AACTTAGCTAACATAGGCACTACCGCTGCAGGCGGTGTTGACTTACGTTTGTCACAGCCACAACAAAGACTACAAAATCAGCTACTAGGAGGCGCACAAGCAGCCGCTAGTACACTAGGTGGAGCTTATGACCCTAGAGCTGGTCAGATTGGCGCACAAGCCTATGGTCAAGCACAACAGCAACTAGGCCAAGTAGGCGCTCTTGATCCTTCCATTGCAGCCCAGCGTGGTGCAGTAGGTGGGCTGTTTGGTCAGACACTAGGTCAAATGGGTCAGCCTACAGGCTTTGAGGGCATTACTCAAGCAGGTCTTGGAGGCGCTCAAGAACAACTAAAAAGAGCTAGTCAACCTGCTGACATTAACCAACTACGTGGTCAGTTTGCTGGTCAAGTCGGTGGTATGTTAACACAAACCCCTAACGAACAGATTGGTCAACTAGGTCAACAAGCGTTAGGCTTAGGCTCACAAGGTCTCGCAGGGCTAGAAGCACCTACAGATATTGAATCTTTACGTTCTCAATACGCAGGACTTGCAGGAGCTGCTGGCAGAGGTCTATTAACATCTCCTGAACAACGTCAGGCTGACATTTATGAGTCTATCAGAGCTACACAAACTCCAGAGGAAGAGCGTCAGCGTCTGGCTACAGAAGAGCGTCTACTTGCTCAAGGCCGCTTAGGGCTGTCCTCTGCTGCTTATGGTGGTGCATCTCCTGAACTGTTGGCACAAGAGACTGCTCGTCAGGAAGCTATGGCTCGTGCAGGGCTGTCGGCTAGACAACAGGCAATGGCAGAACAACAACAAGAAATGGCTACAGCTACGGGCTTAACAGGACTCGCTTCAGGCTTAGCCGGTACTTCCTCTGACCTACAGTCTGCCGCACAATCACGCGCTTCACAGCTATCTCAGCTGGGCCTAAGTGCTGAACAGATTGAGTCACAGCTACAGAGCGAAGGATTGTCAAGAGGCGTTACTGCTGGTACCGCTGCAGGTCAGCTGGCTGGTATAGCGTCAGACCTAGAAACAGCAGGTATAGGACGAGGTGCTACACTTGCTAATGTAGGATTAGCGGGCGCACAAGCAGGCCGTGGGTTTGAGCAGCAAGACTTAGCTAATCTTCTACAACTACAACAAGCAGACATTGGTGCCGCAGGTCAGCAGCAGGCTCTACAGCAGGGTCGCTTGGGTCTAGGTACAGGTTTGTTTGGCTTAGGCACACAAGCATCTCAGTTGCCTTCACAGCTACGTGCGGCTGACATAGCCAACATGCAGCAAATGATGGCAGCTGGTTACTCGCCACAGCAACAAGCTCTTGGTTTGTTCGGTGCTGCTGAGTTACCTTCTCAGTTAGCAATGAAAGGACAGCTAGGAGGCACAGAACTACAAGCTAAAGCAGCAGGAATGGGTCTTGAGTCTTACATGCAGGGCGCTAATATGGCTAACGTACTACAGCAACAGCAGTTGCAGAGTATGTTTTCTAATGTATTGGGTCAACAAATGACTCCACAAGAAAGGTTAATTAATCAAATATTAGGAGGAAATGCTGACGCTGGTAGTGGCGGGTTATTAGGAGCATTAGGCGTAGGGGAGGGCAAAACCCCTGACTTGATTAAAGCTATTGGAGACGCTTTAGGCTTTGGCGGTAGCGGCAATTTAGGTAGTGCTGAATATAACGACCTGTTGACATCTATTATTGGAAACGCCAGTGGCGGTCAATCCGAAGGAACAAAAGGTATGTTAGACGCTTTTAATGCATTAGGTATAGGAGGAGGGTAAGACAATGGCACAAACACTAGCAGGATTATTAACAGGTGTACCGCAGAATGCGATAGACCCTAACCTCAGCATACAGCAACAACAATTGGCCTTAGGGGCTAGTGCCGCAGATATGATGGGTAGTGGGCTTCGTAGCATGACGGGTCAACAATCTCAAGGAGACAGAGCTGCTGGATTACAAATGGCAATGTCTAAACTAGACTTAAACAACACGGAAGACTTGACAAAACTAGCTAGAATAATGCAAGCTACTGGAGACATGGCTGGTGCAGGTAAAATAGCTGCTCTTATTCAAGACAAAAACCTAAAAGGCAAGCAGCGTGAAGGTTTAATTAAACAAGCCAAAGGCTTAGGACTAGATCAAACTGTAGACATGTTGACAAGCGGTGGTGACGTTGAAACAGCTACTAAACAAATTTTAGAAGCTGAAGAACGTGATGTAATAGCCAAACAGGGCCGTAAAGGTAAAAGAGCAGTTGCTCAAGCTAAGGGGGCTAACGAGACTGTATTAAAAGCTATTTCAGATGGCGAATATGATGGTTTTAGTGATTCCATGTTTATTGAAGCTATGTCAGGTGAAAAAGCAGACCTTAAGGTTTTTCAACAAGTAGTTGATAGCAAACCTACGAGTAAACCTTTCCGTGTTAATGAAGGCGGCCAAGTGTGGGATAACAAAACAAACAAGTGGGTCAACCCTTCTGAGTTAGGACTTACACAAGCTCCTGTGACTACCCAACAACTAAACGCAGGAAATGAAGTCACTAAACAACTTACTCAAGGTTTTGTAGATAATTTTGTTGAGTTAAATGCTTTAGGCCGAGATGCTGAGAAAATGCTGGAAATTAATAAAGCCAGTGCGCTTGATTTAGATAAAATATACACAGGAAAACTTGCACCCGTTCAGCTTGCCTTAATGGACATAGGTAAAACACTAGGTGTTATTTCTCCAGAGCAGGAAGACGCAGTTGTAGCTACACAGACCTTTATGATTAACAGGGCTAAACAGGTTCTTCCTTTAATTAAAGCACTAGGTTCGGGCACGGCAATCTCTGATAAAGATAGAATATTTATTTCTAAAATAGTAGCCGCTGACGAAGAAGGCATTAGTTTGTCGTTAGCGTCCATTAAACGAATTATTGAGCTTGAAAATGAATACGCTATCAAAGCTATTTCTAAGAGCAATTCAGCATTAGAGCGTTTAGGTGCTATAAAAGATGCAGACATCGACCCTGCTGTTGTTGCAGGTCTGTATATTACTGCTCCATCTTTTAATCCTCGTGATGAATCCGGAGGAATTTCCGAAGCTGCTCAATCGGTTATTGATAGAGCTAGAGAAAGGGCGCTAAGAAACACAGGAATACGTTAATGGCTACTTTACAAGAGCTAGATCAAGCACTGTTGCTTGCCGTAGAAGAAAATGACATTACTGTTATAAACGAGCTGTCTGCTTTAATAGAGCAAGCAGAAGCACAGCAAGGTTATCAACCTACAGACTACGACTTAACTGAAGAACTGGGCGAAGGGGTTTCAAGAATAAGTCAGCGAGTCTCAGGTCTTCCTCAGTTTGCTTTTGAGCAAATGGCAAAAACAGCAGCATTAGACCGACCTTTAGGTATGGCCGCGCTGCCTATTGCTGGCGAATCAGTACAAGCAGGTCTTATAACTCCTATTTCTGAAACATTAACAATAGGAGGCAAAACAGCACTTGAACTAACCGACGATGACTTTGAAAAAGGAATAGCTGACCAAGCTGTTGAAACTTTTCAATCTCTTATGGGTAACCCTATTGTTGCTAAAATTACTGATCTAGGTATTGAAGCAGCCAAAATGGGTCAAAACGCTTGGATGGAGTTTAAAAACCGCTATCCTATTGAAGCCGACAACATTGTAGGTGCCGTGCAAATAGCTGAAATCTATAAGCCACCTTCGCTAAGATTGCCAGTACCTCAGTCATCCTCTGATTTAAAAAGAAGAGGTGTAGCTTTACAACGACAAGCCGCTGAAAGAACCTTAGAAGGTAAGCGTCAGCAAATGCAGCAAATACTAGAGCTTGAAGATACTAAAGCTAATCGGTTAAAGACTGTTAAGAATAAAAGATCAGACCCTAAGACAGGCACTACTTACTATGTGCCTACAGAGAGAGACACTGAACTTTATGATCTTTTAATAAACAAAACAGAAGTCTCTCATAAGAACAGCAATCAGCGTAACCTAGATATTGTAAGGGATACTCTTGAACAGCGCGGTAAAAAACTTACCAGCGAGCTGCGAGAATATGATTATGTTAAATTTAAAGCCGGCGACATACGGTCTGACATGAGAGCTGTTTTAAAAGGTATGTTAGACCCAGATTCTCCTGATTTTAATCCTGCATTAAATAATAACACTCGCATAAAAGCAGCACAAGATTTATTTTCTTGGGTAGACACTAAGTTAAAAGGAGAGCAAATTACACCAGCTCGTTTGTATGGTCTACGTAAAGAACTTGATGACCACATTAAGAGTCTTAGAGGTGACGTTTTTGATGGAACACAGACAGCTTTGTCGGAAGCCCAAAGGTCTGTTAGGAACTACTTAAACAAGAAAGTAATAGAAGGAGCAGGTTTTTCTGATGTAGCTAAAGATTTACGAGAAATGCACTTGTTGTATGACGCTCGTGATATACTTGAGCCTAAAGCTGCTGATGATTTAGATACGTCTATGGGCAGGGCTATACAGAACATAGCTAGAGCTACAGATACAGTCATGCCTAAAACTTTAGGCGGTAAAGTAAACAACATCCGAATGCTCACAGGAGCAGGCGCAGCAACAGCCATAGGCACTTTAACACCTTACTTGCCTTACGTAGCGGCGGGTACCGGCTTAGGTTACTTAGCATACCGAGGTGTCAACAGCAACGCAACTCGTAAACAGTTAGGTAAAACACTTGTTGCTATTGACAAAGCCATTAAAGAAACTAAAGTAAAAGAGATGAAGGAAGCTCTTGCTTTAGATAGAGCAACGATTATAGAAGCCTTGAAACTTCCGTTAGCTAACATTGACGACCCTGAAGAAGAAAATGCAGAGGAAGAAGTGAATGTCCCTTACAGACGATAGCTATGAAATCTTAAAAAGAGTAGAGCAAGAAGGCTCAAGACGAAGAGACTCGCAAGGAAAACGGAACAAGGGAGTTGTTAACAACTTTAGCACTACTCAAGTAGGGATGGCGGGCCTTCTTAAAACTGCTGCCGAAGCGGCTAAATTTAGAGTAGGTGTGCGTGAAGATCGTGATGCTAGAAGACAATCTATTGTAGATGTTATTAATAGAAGAGATGTTGTTAACAGCCTTCCTGAAAAATTTAGAACTCCTGAAGCATTAGCAAGGCTTAACGCTACCCTTCCTCCTGAAGAGAGAATTATAGACGCTAACGCAGGAGAGGTGGGTTTATCCTATTTAGGTAACGCTTTTGGTCTTGGTGGTGACATAGCTGCAAGAGGTGTTTCAGCAGTAGGCTCTGGCGTAGCAGGTTTGGGGAAGGCTTTGACACCTAGTTGGGTAGAAAGAGCAGGCAAGGCTTTACAAGACACAGATGTTGTTCAAGATGCCGCCAGTGCTACCGGCGAGCTGTTGCTTGATTTTTCAGATAAAGCAGGTAGTAAAATATCACAGATAACTGAGGCTTATCCGAGAACTACAGAAAACTTAGGCAATACTTTTAACATAGCTTCCGCTGGTTTAGGTTCAGGTCTTATTAGTCAAGGAGCCAAGGCTAACAAAGGTGCGTGGGCTGCTGGGGTTAGAAACTACATTGATAATTTTTATACTAACGACAAACCATCTGTAGACCCTACTAAGCTAGAAAACACTTTAGGTAAAATAGCTTTAGAATACAAAGGAATGAGTCCTAACAACAAAGCAAACCGAGCTATGGCAGGTAAGCGAGCTACGGGTATAATGAGGTGGGGAGCGCACGGTGCGGCTTCTGCTATCGACAGCCTCTTTAATCCTTACTCACGGGGGCTTTATAGGGACACAGCAATAAGCAGACGCGGTCAGAAGGCTGTAGATAATTACTTGTTTAAAAATGAAGGTAAGCCTTCAAAAAGAGATACAGACAAAGCTGTAGCTCAAGTTATTTATAATCGTCATATAATTGAACAGTCTGATCGTAAAGGAGAAATAGGCGACCCTCTGTTTGAGATAGAAGACTTTGCTAATCTTCAAGGCTACAAACCTGACACTGCTGCTAACTTTATTTCAGGAGCCAACGCTACTAAATTTGAAGTGTCTGAAGGTCAGGGAAAAGGGAAAAAAGCAATAAGAACAGTAAAGAAACCTGTGCCTGAGAAGGTTTTAAAGACAGCTAAAGCTAAAATAGACAATGCGTGGGGGCTTCCTGCAAATAGCAAAACTAGGAAAATAATATTTAAAGAGCCTAGCGGAGGTACTTCAGGAAACCATTATGGAGACTTGGCCAGCAAGCATCCAGCCATTAGACCAATACAGGAAATAATAGCAGGCCATAAAGGGAAGCTATCTTCAAAACAATTCTATGAGAAGCTGAGAGAAGTCTCCCAGAAAGACGGAGGTTTCAAAGTCAACAAAACATGGGAAGAAGCAAAGAGAGACGGTATCTGGGTTCAAGCAGGAATGGGAGGCGGGTCTATTGTAGAAGGAGGTGTTAACGGTCTTCTTAAGGTTCTTCCTAACGGAAAAGCAATAGGTTTCATGTCAGATGTCCATGACTTCCTAGAGAAGCTACCGATTGTTGGCAAACTGCTTGAAAAAACATTACCTAGAGAACTTTTAGCTGTATCTGGCCCTATGCACATGGATATTATTGGTCAAAAAGGTGGACAATCGCTACTTGAAAAAGCTAGTAAGGCGGGGACTAAAAGAGAAGGAGCAACGCCGGTTGCAAGGAAAGATAGACCAGATGACAGGCAAATACTAGATGACTATGTAGCTGCTCGACCTACAACCATGGGGATGTTACGTGGGTTTGATCCTTATATTGGGACAGGTTTGCTTACAGCTAACGTAGGTGGACAACAAGAAGAATAAAAAAGGGGCCATTGCGGCCCCTAAGTTTACATTGAAGTTTATTTGAGTACTTTGACTACTCATATCCAGACTTTCTTAAACTATCTCACATGCCCCACCTACACATGCTAACTCTTGACTTCCTGTCGTGTTATCTTCTTCCTCGTACTTCTCTAGGTCATCCCAATCCACACCCACTGGCATTGCTGCTACTAACTCATCATACTTCTCAGCAGTAATGTCCTCATAAGGAGCTTGTTGATATACATGGTCACTATATGGCAACAAACTAATTCCGCTACACAAGTCAAAGTTCTCCCATATCCACTGTGCTACTTGCAGGAACTCGTTATCAGTGTAATAAACAGTGATGCTTGGTTTATGTTCGCACCAGTGGTTCTGATATGCTTTCCAAAGTTCTAGCTGCTGCATAGCACCCACCTGCTTAACCGTCACAGAGGACTCTGGAGCCTTCACAGGGAAGCTAAAGACTGCTGATGAGGGTGACATAACATCCTGCTCTACGGGGAATCCTGACTGTCCCATGAAGATTGCAAGCGGGTCTTTGTTGTCGCTACGTACTCTGCGAATGTAATGCTTAGAGAAGCGAGGATGGATACCACTAGCACTATCAACAAGCTGAGATACAGTGCCGCTAGGCTTAACGCACGTAATAGCCGCAGACTGGTTAATGCCAAGCTTCTCAGCCCACTTCTTATTTGTATCCACAGCAACATCTCGTACTTCCTCCAGCCACTTGCCTAAGTCTTTAGACTCTCCCTTACTTAGCAGGTAGTGATCCATGATGCCTGTCATGCTGACACCTAGTAGTGCTTCCTCTTCAGTGTTCTTCTTCCAGCAGTTACGTAGGTATCTGAAGTCTGTCAAGGTAGCCTGTAGTGTACCAATGATAGCAGCCATCTCTGCCTTACTCTTGAGACTAGCCAGTGTGTCATCAGGACGCACTACAATCTCTGACAGGTTACAGAACTGGTTACTACGTAGGATAATCTCTGAGCATGGGTTAGTACCAAAGTCCTGATCAGGGTCACGCCTACCGTTACGTGCTGCAATCTTCTGAGCTGCTATACGGCTAAAGATACCACGCTCACCAGCCTTACTCTCGTACATGTTCTGCATCTCGCTTAAGAAGGACTCAAAGTCTGGCTTCTCAGTGTACGCTACGCTGTTGTTAGCAAGCCTACGGTGGCCTTCATGCCTCCACCAGTCACCTGACTTAGCCTTCGCCATACGCGGATCAGACAGGTTAGAGAGGCTGATTAGAGCTGATCTACGCACACCACCTACTACTACAATGTCAGCTATCTTACACACTACATCGTGGCACTCAATAGAGGTTAGCTTGCGTCCTGCTGCCTTCTGGAATATCTCTACACAGAAGTTGAACAGATCAATCAAAGGCTCTGGCCCTGAAGCTCTACCACCAAAGGTCTTCAGTCTAGCTCCTGCTGGACGTATACGGCTCATGTCCCACGCAGGTATCTTACCAGCATACAGCATAGCTATCAGCTCACGGAAGGCAGATGCCCAGCCTATCTTGCTGTCAGCTACAACAATGGTGCTGTCAGTCTTGTGAAAGGTCTCTGCAATAACAGGTAGCTTGGTAATGAAGTTACGCTCTACGCTGAAGCCTACACCTGTACCACACATCAGCACGTACATCAGCTCGTCAAAGCTACGCGGTGAGTCAATGGCTAAGTAACTACAATTAAAGCCTGCTACGTTATCCTTTGCCAGAGCATCACCTGCTGTCATCATACAGCGCATGCTAGGCATAACTTCCATGTTATGTATAGAGTTAAATAACTTTAACGCTGTCTTCTCGTCTATCTGTCCACGGTCTTTCCAGAAGTCTACGTAACGGTTGACTGTCTCGTCCCAACGCTCTCTGCGCTTTTGCTCAGGTAGCCAACGTGCGTAGCGTGACTTGTGTATAAACTGCTGATACTGATCCATTATTCTTCCTCATCTAGTGGTATGTGGTAGGAGCATGCTTTTAAGAAGTAATCAAACTGCTCTCTCATATCGTGTAGTGTTTGCTCATCGCTATACAGTGTGTAGACTATCTTGACTGCTGGACATACGTATTCTATGTCTCCAAACTTAGGGTAATGTATAAACTCAAACACTGGTTGTCTGTCCATTAGCTATTCTCCTCTGTCACCATTGCAGTTAGCTTCTGTAAGTACCAGCCAGCTTTCTGTAGGTCTTCTGCCGGCTTACCTTTGTAGTCGTAGCGCCACAGGTACTTCATGCAGTTGCCCTTGAGGTAGCCTTTGAATGCCACTGAAGACATAGACTCTTCAATAGCTTCAATACACTCTATATTCCCTGAGTTGTAGTGCTCAGGGCGGATGACTGCATCATACTCGTCTTCGTAATCATCGTCATCGTCCTGATTTACGTTAGCAAACATCTCCCACACTGGCTGTCTGCCCTCTTCTGTAGTCATGTCGTAGTGGTCAGGGATGTTGACTACATCTTCTACTTCATTATCCCAACTACTGTGTGCTGCTTCTTCTTCTTCCCAAAGCTCTGAGTCTTCATCGTGAGCTGCCTTCATCCAAGCCTCTAATCCTGTCTTCTGCTTCTCAATAGCAGGTGCTTGCTTTCTCAGGGCATCCCACTGTGCTGGCGTTGCGTCATTAAGTCTCATCATCAAAGTCCTCTGCTATTCTGTCAAAGTTTCTAATTATCCTACGTTCAAATGCTTCCACTAAGTCAGTCGGTGTTATAGACAACAGCTCACACAGTAGCTCCTCATCTAACTGTAACACCATCTTTTCCTTTAGTTCCTCCAGTGTCATAGTCATTATACTTTCTTCCTTTTGATGTACCGTGTCATCTCCTTGGCTGTCTCTACAGTGTAGTGCTGGAACCCTTCCTTGTCACACCACTCTCCCATTGTTATCTTGCCACCCTTGCGTACCTTCTTGTTAGGGTTTGACAACACAAAGATTAACTCCCACTCAGGCATTGAATCTCTAATGGCTGTGTACTTCTGTGTGTCACCTACCCTGAAGAACCCTTTACACTCTATCAGTATTGCCTTGTCCTCGTGTACGAAGTCCGGTAGATACTTCTTGTGTACTGTGTACGGTATGCCATAAGGTTCAAACTTGTACTGTCCATCTAACTTCTCTGATAAGTCCTTCTCAAGTCCTGACCTAAAAGCCCTCTTCATCTGGCATTACCTCCTGTACCTTGGGTTCCTTTACTACGTCTACTAAGTACTTTGGCCCGTAGGAGTAAGCGAAGACCCGTAAGTTTGGATAGCAGTGG